TATCTTTCTTTCTTTTCTCAAACATATCTGCAGCAGTCATTCTACCTGCAGTAGGTTTAGCTGCTACATCTGTTCTCATTTTAGGAGACATAGGTTTAGATGTTTGCTTCTCTTCTACCATAGCACCACGAATAGGTTTCATTCTTTTTTTCATAGGTGCAGTAGTTTTTGCAACTATCTTAGGTTGTTCAGGTGCAGGTTGAGGCTTTATCTTAGACTTTAGTTGAGCCTGTTTGATTGCCTCTTCCTGCTGTTTTTTCTTTGGTAGTCTTTGTGTTTTAGGTTTCATTAACAACCTCCACCACAACCACCGCCACAGTATTCACACATATCGTTGTCCTCCTATCTTGCCGTTACTGGCACTCCTTTACTACTTACAAATGGATGTTCTGCAAATGCCATGTAAATGAATGTATCTCCGCTGTCATTATAAGTTGCAGCATTTTGTCTTAATTTAAATCCATTACTTAAAAAATCAAAAGATGTTTCATCAAATTCTGCGTTAGCAGAGTTAGGTAATAATATATTTTCCATAACATTAAAAGTATCTCTTTTATTATCACATATAACCCAATTATCACCACTGCTAC